TCCTTTTGTTCAAAATAATCTTCTATTTCTTGGTCAATTATAAAATCAACCCGTTCATTATGTTTGGTGGAATATACCCACCTTAACAGAATTTCGGCTTCTTCTATTTGAGATGCTTGTTCTTTTAATCCGTCTATATATCCATCGTGATATGCATCACCGACGGCGGTCGCGAATACTGCGCCTTTCAATGGACGTTTTTCTTTTTTGCTCATTAATTTCCTTAGAATAACAACGAGGGCAATAAGGGACTGTGTCATTTAAGACAACAGCCACCTTATCACACTCTATGCAATGTTGTGGCATTGGCATTACCGAAACACTTCTTTAGCGGCCATTTTACGCAATACATAAGCTTGCATGTCTTGAGGTTGCTTTCTAATCCAACGAAGAAATTTTTTGAAATCTTCATTAGCTAGAGGACCTTTACGAGTATTACAAGTTTTACATATAAATTGGAGATTCTTTGGTGTTGATTCTCCACCATTAGATATTGGTATAATATGGTCACAGACCATAGTACTAACATCTAATTTAACCTTACAATAACTGCAAGGCTTACCATAGCATGCATACATCATATCTCTAATTTCAGACAATGTGATTGCAAACTCCACTTCGTAATCATTACTACGTCTCCGTAGGCCCGACCTTAGTGACGATGATTTATTCATCAATCTATGGTAGATTTTCTTAGCGTAATGTCCGTGGTGTTTCTTTAGAAGAGGTGTAAACATCTTCTCCCACTTATTAGCTTCTCTAGGCTTGCGCTTGCGGAGCTTTCGTGAGCTTGTAGACGCCATACTTATTTCCATTGCGTTGAATCATCTTAGTTTCAATAACAAAACCACGTTTACGGTAATTATGGATAGCTGCTGACAGTCTGTATATACCAAACTGATTTAGCGCTTGTTTCCCGTTTATAGTTCTGCCTCTTAAAAGATGAGTCAATAGTTTTTGAGAACGACTTAAGCGATGCTTAGAGGTTCCATTTTGCTTTGATGTTGTTTGCATTTTTATCCATTTCAATAGCTAAACTTACATCGAATTTCCAGAATCCTAAAGAAATAATATTAAAATAATTATTTTCTTTGGGAGCACTAAAAGTTATACTAAATCTTATTAATTTAAATAATTGAAGTATGAACCCTTGTTTAGAGAGATATAATTCCATTATACCATACTCATTCTGAAAGATGGACGCCATTCTAAATCGACCGAGAAAAGTTCTCCATCTGTATTTTTATATACTTGGAAGGTTTTCTTTGTAGAATTTGCTTGTCCATTTAAGCCGATGACTTTTCTACTGGCATTTTCAATTGCACCAGACCCTTTGCCAGCATATAGGTCTAATACTTCGTTTCTACTGTATTCTCTTGCTACTTGAGATATTTGAATGATTATTACATCCATATTAACTGCCATACTTGATAGTCCGTGAGATATATGCTTAATTTTATCATATTCACCATTTACGCCTCTTGGTGTTTCAATTAAGTCTATATAATCTACGACTATAACGGCAGGTTGGAGTTCTCTAATCTTTTCTTTTATTTGATTTAATGTAGGAGCTACAGTTTGAACGACTATATGATTTAGACTATCATGATGTTTTTCAAAGACGCCTTTGTAATCTTCATTAACTTCATCTTTATCTAAATTAGATACTATTTGTAAGTGACGCCTATGCATATACCATGCAGATAATTCTAAAGATAGAAATAGAGTAGGCACTTGCCATTCATTTACAATTCTATCATTTTTAAAATCTACGCCAAGAACAAGATTTTGAGCTACTGTTGTTTTATTAGAACCAGTAGGCCCAAAGATAGTAACTAATTCTCCCGGATATATTTCAGCATCTATTCCGGTTAGTCCAAATGCTTTAGATAAATTAAGTGTTCGTCCACTAAAGTCTTCTGTCAACCTTTCATGCAACTCGTCTTGTAAATCAGTTGCATTCTTGATTTCAATTGAATAATCTTTATGTTGAAAATACATACACCTAGTTTGGCATCTATCTTTTAACATAGTATCATTACAGGAATAGCGATAATTACCATTATAGCAAGAATCTACTTGTTCCATTAATTCATTATCATCAAGACTATCATTATTCCAATGTTTAATCATAACTTTAGAATATTCTGATGGAATACCATTTCTTTTAAAATGGCTAATTATTCTTAATAAAGAATTATGTCTTGAACCTTGAACCGCACCTTCTCTAAGCATAGCTTGGATGCATGGTACAATTTTAGTAGGTTCTGTTACTTTATTAAAATTAACTATAGGATTAGGATTGGCTACAACATGCTCCTCTAATTCTCCTTCTGCAAATAGTTCTGCATAAGGAAATTCAATACGAGGATTTGCTGCCATATCCTTGATTTCTTTAGGGTCTAATGAATATAATTCATCCATACTTAAAGGTATTTTAAATAGTTTGACTTTTTGATTGAGAGTATGAGCCACTCTATATACTCCACTCCTCATGTAAATTGATGTATCTACATCAGGTAAGAGCTTTTTAATTGTGGCCTTTACTACCATAGGTAAGTTAACACCTGAATCAAAATTAAAAGCACTATTTGGAATTGCTATATGATAACCAGTCCCACTAAAATAAGGTTGCATAGCTTTTCTTGATAGTCCATATTCTTCTAATTCAAATGCCACACCTCTGGCAAAATTAATTGTGTGATTATCACTATTATCTCCTTTATCTATATCAATTATAACTTTATCTATCGACCTAGAACCCTTGTAATTACGAACACTTGCAGTGTTTTGAAAGGCGTCTAAAGCTTCTTCAGGATAAACATATATTGAGCGATATAAAGGCTCTACATTATTCACATAATTAGCTAACTCATTTAATAACACAAGGTGACCCCGATTTCTCGGAGTCCCTTGTGCTATCTCAACATATTGCATTAGAGATTTTCAGTAGCTACGGCATGCTTTACTCCATTGGATGCCAATTCTGGTACCCATTCTTTTATAAAGTTTTTCCGTTTCATCCACTGAACATGGTCTTCTAATGTTGCAATACCTTTTGCATCATTCTTTTCTAAACGATGATGTACTTTGGTGTAAGCCTTCTGACCTGCTTTACGTGGCAATTCTTTATAAGAATATGCAACATAATCATAAGAAGGTTCCATTATGGGATTGCCCGTTTGAAAACGTTCATTTAAATGCGAGCCAATAGATGTTATCTTATTGCCATCAGCATCTTCCCATTCACCCTTTGTATTTAAACCACCAGTAAATCCAATGAGTTGGAAGAATCTATACAATCTTTTTAAAATAAAACCACCAGTAATATCACCATTATTATCTTTATCAATACGTCCTGCTATTTCTAAAAATTGATGATACTCACTTTTCTTTGGTTTTAATTCAACAGAAAGAAATATATCTGCCCAATCAAATTCATTACTCCTATCCTTAAAGTCCCATAATGCAACTTCAAGAATACCCGTATACTGTACGGTAGTAGCTTCTATTTCAGGTTTAACAAGTGCCATTTACTTTTTCTCCTTTTTATCACTTTTATAGATTAAGTCCCATTTAAATTCAATTTCCTTGCCTTTTAAATGAGGGCATCTGCTGCCTGCTTCTAGTGCTTTGCCTGATTTGAAGGAGACCATTAGTTTATTATCTTCTTCGTTTCTATAGACATAGCCTACAGCATCGCTCATTGCCATCAACATGTTCTTCAGTTTACCTGAGATATCAAGGGATTCAGGGTCAACGGCGTTGCTGTTATCGACTGCAGCTGCTGTTTTTCTATGACCAACTATGATAGTATGGTCACAGAGCTTCTGCAGTTTTCTTACATTGTTAATAACACGTTCTCTCACAAGACCAAAGCCTTTACCATACGCTAAATCAGCAATAGCATCTACTTGAAACTCTTGTTTGACCTGATGTTCAGTCCATTCAATAAGTTTATCAATAGTGTCTAATGCAAAGTATTTAAATGTATGACCAGCTTCAGCATTACGATACATGTCTAACAAATCATCACGTCCATTAATATCCAAAATGTGACCACCTACCATGCGTGCTCCCTGTTCTGTATCCAATATCAAACAATCTTTTAATTGTGATAAGGTTGTAGTCTTTCCGACTTTAGGTGCACCATACAATAATAGTATAGCTGGATTTTGGGTAATGGGCTTGCGTTCTTTTACTTCAAGTGCCATTTATTAGCTCCTTCTTTAGAGGTTCATTATATACAATCCAACCATCAGATAGTATTTCTAATGTTTCCTCGTTTATTTTAACATGTTTGATAAATTTGCCATCACCAGTATATGCAGATACCATCTTTATCTTAAGATGCTTACCATATTTATCTGGTTCTAAGCTAATTTGTTTTAATCTATAGAAGATAGAACTTCCATATTTAGGTTTCATGTTAGTCTCCTTATATTGTGATTTGCATCACAAGTAATATACATCTACTTATCTCCTCTGGCAAGGGTTAATGTAGGAAAATTAAAGAAAAATTCCTTATTAATATGTTGTCCAGTAAGAGCCTTACGTACATGGTTAGCAATAAATGAACCAGACATATTAGAGCAATATGCAGTGGCTTTGGCGTTACAGGGCTCAGGGTCACCATCTTCGTCAGAATACCATGTTTTCTTATAATCCTTAAGTTCAGGATTAATAAGGGTATACTGCTGGTAATGTTCAGCTCCCATTCTACCATCTATTAATAACCATGGTTTATGGTTTGTTTTTAAAGCTTTTTCAACTGCTTCAAGACGAGAATCCATGTTATCAAATGCAAGTATCATAACATTCTTTTCTCGACCTGTATATTCAAATACATCAAAACGACAAGGCATTGCTGATACATTGGCGTCAGGATTAATATTTAACATATGTTTTTTCAACGCTTCTACTTTATATTGTTTAATATCTGGTATATTATATTGACTTACACCAATATTTTCTTCAGATACTTTATCAAAATCATAAATTAGAAACTCTTCAGCGCCCATGCGAACCAATTGCAAGGCTGCGGAACTACCTATAGCTCCGCAACCAAGAATATGGTACACACATTCGTTGAAATTATCTACTATTTCAGAGAATCGTGTAGTTATGTTCATTCTAATATCCCCTTACGTTGTTCTCCATAGCCATTAATGGTTGTTATGTATTCATCAGCTGCCGAATAATAAACTACCTCTTCTAATGCAGTAGCCTGAAGAACAGTAAATCTATAGTCAGATTTCTTTGCTTCAAGCTGCTTATTAGTTGCTGTTAAGGCTGCTTTCCATTGTTCATACTTTATCTCTCCAGCTACATATTTATGATTCAAAGAATCTATATAATTAGTAAGATGAGTATAATCAACATCATTAGGTTGGTGAGAATATTTCCTTTTAACATAACCATAGCTATCATCAAAGCCATTGTAAACAGTTTCCCACATATCAACTTGAGTCATGTCTTTAACTTTACCCTTTTTATTCCTGTCCATATAATGAGGATGAGGATTAGCATATGTATGCTTAACACATTTCTCTTCTACTTCAGACATAATATCCTTAGGTATTGCCACTTTCTTACCATCCATGATGTACAATTCAACATCTTCATCTAATTCAATAGGCTCAAAGAATTGAACACGTAATTTGTATTCTCCTTTGATATTGACAACAAGAGATACTGTAAAATCATCACTTGGTGAAGACATAATGGTCTTATTATCAGTATTAGACCAAAATACATTCATAGTAGCATGACTATGCCACCAAACATAACGAACTCGACCCTTTTTCTTATGTTTTCTGTAGGTTTTACTGTAAAACAGAGCCAATTCATTCTGGTCCATAGTACAGGTTGATGCTGTGACTGTCTGCTGTAAGATTACTGGGTCTTTAAGCACATAATCACCATCTTTATTCTTTAACATTACCATCATTCCACCAATTTCAGCATTATTATGTATTTTAACAGATGCTTTGGCATAATTAATAGTTTTGTTCCAGTCTTTACGAGATATATAAAAGTCTACCAACTTTATAACCCCCTTTCTTCATTTTTGAGTTCATGTTTACTTATTAATGTACTAAGAAATGCAGTATCATACGTATTATGGTCATCAGTCCACATGCGATATCTGTCCCTACCATATTGTGTATAATCCATACGATGTCTTTTCCATTCTGTTAATATTCCAAGCTTATGCATTAATTGAGCTCTAAGTATTTCACCTGCAAATAGCTGTTCTTGTATTTCATCATCATTAGTATTTTGACCATTAAGAAAATGATTCTGCCATCTTCTAATCAAAGCATTAACTTCTATATTGAAATACCATAAACTGCCTTCTCTGGTATACATA